CGATTGCAGCACCGGTGGGGTCAACGCCTGTGACGCCCAGACCAGTCGTGGTGTCGTCGGGACCACCGACCTGGAGGGTGACTTCAGCCGTCTTGTAATCGCGGTCGGCAGCGTCGAGGAACACGACGTCCGAGTTGTTGTCCGTGACGCGAATCCTCACGCCCGCATCTGTACCGGCTGCGGCCTTCGCCGAGGAGGCCCAGTTGCGGGCACGGATGCCCACGAGCCTGCCGTACTTGGCGCCCAGACCGATGGTGCCCAGGTCGACCGGGTCGGCCGACACGAGCGCCTCTACGCGCCTCTTCTTGAAGGTCATCTCTACTCCTCTTCGACCCCTGTTTCAGGGTCATCGTCGGGGCTGCCTACGCCCACTTCAGCGATGAACCGCTGTTCCACGCTACCGCGTGGGGCGCCAAACTGCCGCATGACGCTCTTCCGGTTCTGCCCGTACTTCTCAACGAGCACGTACAGGTCCCGGTCGGCGTTCGAGGCTGCTTGGATGATGTTGATGGTGTCCGGCACGTTCGCGCGCTCCAGCCGCTTGCGGATGGTCGCCACGCGGTCAGAGATGGTGCGATGTCCCGAACGAGCCCTTGCGGCTTCCTCAGCCAGCCGCTTGTTCTCCCGCCGCTGCTCGTCGCGGACCTGCCACTTCGGCTTCCGGTCCTCGTCGGGTGGGGCGACGTTCGACTGTGCGGGGTTCAGCTGAGTCACCATGTGGTCCTCCCGGTTAGGAGGGAGCCGGGACCCGCCCGGCCCCCTCCCGGTCGTTTGTTAGCTGACCACCGTGTTGATGATGAGCCCGTGGCTCCTGCGGCTGTCGGTGATGAGGTTACCCATCGACAGAATCAGGGCTGCCTTCGCGTCCTGGTTGTACGGCCGCACGAAGTCCGTGGGTGTCAGCCACGAATCCGAGTGCTGCACGAACTCCAGGCGGTCAGAGTTCAGCATGAACCACGCACCACCACCCGCAACGGTGTGGGTACCGTCGTGCCACAACCCGGAGGTGGGCACGTCGGGGTCGAACACGACCTCGGCCGTCTTGTGCGCGACGGTCTCGAAGCCCAGGTCCGCAGCCTTCAGCGACTGGAACCGTACGTTCGGGACTGCGAGAGCCTCGTACGCCTCGTAGTTGGCCTGAGTCGTCAGCTCCAGGTCAACCTTGGAGCGGTCGACGCGGATGCTGTTGTACAGGTTGTTCAGGCTGTCGATGCCGTCGAACGTGGTCAGGTCCACCGCAGTGGTGATTCCGTTCGAGGCCCACCACGAGTAGGTGGCGAAGCTGATACCACCGAGGTGAGTGTCGGTCGTCGACGCGCCGGTAGGCAGTGCGGCGCCCGTGTCGTTCCCGCCGTACTGCTTAGCGCCGGACGTTCCGGGCATGACGATGCCCATGAGGCCGTTGAAGTCCTTGCCACCGTTCCCGTTGCCGGAACCGAAGAGCATGGCGTTGAAGTCATCGGCGATGGAGAGCTTCAGCTGGTCAATCTTGGCCTGAAGGAGGTTGATGAGAGCAGCGGAGCCGCTGTTCTTCTTCACCTCTTCGCCCGAGATTACCACTGAGCCCGCGTGCTGGCGCCACTCGTACTCGACCCAGCCGAGACCTTCCTGCGGCGTCACGTCGATGAGGTCGTACCCTGAGTACGAACCCACCGTGTCGTTGAACGCGAACAGGAGAGGCCGACGGATGACGGTTCCACCGTCCACCGTGATACGCGACTTCATATTCAGCCATGCGAGAAGGATGTTCTCGTTGCTGATTTGGTCGGTCAGGGTGGGGCGAACCTTGTCGAGCGTGGTGGTGACCAATACGTCAAACTGGTCAGCGTAAATGCTCACTGTCTATTCCCCGTAGGACTCGCGCCCCAGATGCTACTCAGAGACCTTGACCTTGTGGCCCTTGAACAGGTCTCTGAACTTCAGCCCCGTTTCCTTCTCCGCCTCAGCCATGCTGATGCGCACTGCGTCGTGGAGGCTGGTCTTCTGCGGGTCGATGACCGCCGACTCAGAGCCAGAGCTGCGGGGCTTCACGCCGCCGCCTTCTGCCTTCTTCGCCGCCAGTCGCCGAGCGTCAGCGACCGTGGTCTCCACTTCGCGCCGCGCGGGCGCGGTGAGCCGGAAGTACACCTCGAAGGGAGATGGTATGTTCTCTTCGATGGCGTACCGGAGGACCTGGACCCTATCGAACGGCAGCGTGCCGTAGGTCGTCTCCAGCTCATCCAGCTGCGAGTTCCACTGGGTCTCGACCTCTTGAGTCGCGGCCTTCGTGGACAGCTGGTCTACCTTCTCCTCTAGTGCGAGGATGGTACGAGCTAGTGGCAGTACCCTTGGCGCTACCTGGTCGTACTCCAGCTCTTCGGGGTTGAACCCGAGAGCCAAGAGCAGGTCCTGGTCTGTGACTTCCTCGTCGTCAGACGCGGGAGCCGGGGCCGGAGTCTCTGGCTCTTTAGCCAGACGCTCCTGGAGCTTGCTTATGTAGCTGTCCTGCTGCTGGAGCTTGGCGAGGATTTCCGCCTTCTGCTCCGCCGGGATACCGTCCAGGGGGACTCCCCAATACTCGGTGACGTCCGTAGCCTGTGCCTCTTCGGCCTTGGGCTCGTCGTCGCCGTCGTCGGGCGCCTCTCCCTTACTGGGCTCTGCCGTGTCGTCCGCAGCAGCGGACTCGTCGGGACTAAACACGTCCCCTTCCCAGCTCTCTTCAGCAACCTTCTCGTCGGTCGGAAACTCCGACTCCTGGATTGCCTCCGCGAGTGCGGTGCGGATGTCGGCCTGTGGGTCGGCCATGCCTTACCTCCTCTGTACCCCCGGTCTCGGGCAAGATGCCTGTGCCTCTGGGGCCTCGGTTTCGGTTCGGGTGAGGGACGAGATTCGAACTCGCACCAACGGGGACACAGCCCGACATGCAGCCGTTACACTACCCCCACCGTAATACGGGCTCAGAAGAACCCGGTGGTCTCTAGGAGCCACATCCCTCCGAGCATCAGGAGGAGCGTGGTCCACAGGAAGGCGAAGGCGACCAGTGGCAGGACGGCTATCGTAGCCAGTGCCAGCGGGACGCGCCCGCGCTTCCTCGTTCGTGCAGGTACTTCGTAGGACGCGAGACGCAGCATGTCGGCTCACCTTTCGTGAGCGGCGACACGGACCTGACCCGAAGGCCGGTCTCATGCCTCCTGCTGCATCAAGTTGATTCAGGAGCGGTCGGCTTGCGGCCTGTCCCTAGCTCCCGTTAGCCCCCGCCGGGTGTGATGCTGAGCCCCGGTGGAGCATTGCCGTACTGCTGAGGTGCCGTCGCCAGCTGAGCAGCGACCTGCTCCTGCTGCTGCTGGGCCTGCACCTCGGCATCGCTTCTGATGACGGCCCGTATCTCCGAGTCGCGGAAGCCCATCTCGCGGGCGACCAAGCGCATCAGCTCGCCCCTGTCCGTCTCCGGCAGAGGCAGGGCCAGGTTCATCAGCTGCAGACTGCGCTGCACCCGCTGGTCGCGGGTGAGGTTCTCACGAGGCGTCAGCGCCACTCGGATGTCCGCGTCGATGGCGATGTCCTCGCGGGTCCACTTCCACTCGAACTCCTGCCCGAGGTCGTCGACGTAGCGCAGGATGCGCTCCTGGTCGTAGAAGACCTGCATGAGCTGGAGCATCGTCTTGGCGACGCCTAGGTACCAGTCTTCGAGGGCGCCCCGGCGCTCGGCCTGGCGCTCTTCGCCCTTGCCGGTGACGATTTGGGTCTCGGTCGCGGTCGTGCGGCGCGTCGGGAACACGCCCCGCATCGGTTCGGACGCGCCCGTGGCCTCCTTCAGCTCGAACTGGACCTGGTCCGGGATGTTGTACGCCTCCTGTGGGAGGGGCGGGATGGCGACATCGCCGATGTCCTGGCGGGTGAAGCCCTCCTCCAGGCCCACGTACTCGCCCCACACGGGCGATTTCAGCGCGTCCTTCCCGGTCTCCGTCAGCGCCCGCTCCGGCCCGAAGACCTTCGGGATGGTCCGTGCGACGTAGGTGGCCGCGTTGCTCCGGTACTCGTCCAGCTCCTCCAGCCCGGGGAAGATGATGCGCATGTCCCCCAGGCCCTCGAAGTTGTCCGGGTCGTCCCGGACCGTCAAGGGCTTGAAGGGGTTGCGGTCCTCCAGGTCGAGGTTGAACATCAGCGGGTTGATGCGCTGGTGCAGCACCAGCTCTTGGTTCCCCTTCGGGAAGACCGTTACGAGACCCGTCTCCAGGTCCCACATCTCGACGACGGTGACGCGTGCGTCATCGTGTTCGTCGTCCTCGCCGAAGTCTCGCAGCAGCTCCGCGTCCACTTCCAGACCGGTGCTGATTCGTGAGTCCCCCGCCAGCTCGTCGAGCATCTTCGGACCCTTGCGCTCGCCGTACCTGGCCTTCACGAACTCGACCCACTGAGGGTTCTTCTTGACCTCGTACTCCGGGAGCTTCGTGTACTGCGCCACCCAGCGTACGTCCTCGATTTGCTTCGCCGAGGGGTCATACCGGACGAGGTTCCACGGCACGTAGTCCACGCACACGCGGTCCCGAAGGACGATGGGCACCTCTTCGGTGAGCTGCAGGGTCTCGTCGGCCACCATCGCCTCTAGTTCGGCCTCGGTGAACGGCTTCCCGCGCTCTCCTTGCAGCTGTGCGACCTGCGCTTCGAGGGCTTCCTCGGGCACGTCGCGGAGTTCCACGTCCTCCACGTAGTCGTAGTACACCTTCACCCAACCGAGGTCGGTCAGGAGGGCGTCCTTGATGGCGCGTCGGGCGCGCTTGCCGCCCTTCGTGTCGTACCACGCCTGGTTCAGGGCGGCGGTCGCGGCCAGGGCCTGCTCGACCGTCCCGCGCCCGATGGACTTGGCGATGAACTCGATGTCGACGGCGACCATCGACGCGAACATGGTGTCGATGATGCTGATGCCCGTCGTGACCACGACGCGGTGCCCGTCCTCGTTGACCTGGTCCGGGTCCACCTCGTTGCGGTACCGTGCGACGTACGCACGCCGCTCCGGCTCGCCCTTCTCGTACTTCCGGTCGGCTATGCGTAGCCTCCGGTCGTACACCTTCAGCATCGTTTCCTCGTCCTGGTAGACGCGGAAGACTTCGTTACGGGCCATCAGACTCCTATGGTCGGGACGAACGTGGGGCGCTTCTTCCCACGACTCCCCATCCAGTGCTTGGTCGGGTGCGCCGTCAGCTGCTCGAACACATGCCCGTACATCTTCGGCGTGAACGCCTCCTGGGCCTCAACCTGGTCCTCGCTTCGCGGGTTGAACGGGAGGAGCACGGTGGCTCCGTACCGTACCGCGTCGACGATGTGGCTGGTCCAGTCGTGCACCGGGTTCTCTCCGACGCGGACCCCGTCCTTGTCGAGCTTCCACTTGTGCGAGGCGAAGGCGTCGGACACCCGCTTCGCGCTGGTCTGGTCCACGAGGACCCTCTTCGAGGCCATCATGTTGTTCAGGATGCGCAGGGCGTAGTCCTGGGACCTCTTGGGCACCGGCGCTATGCCGACGCCCGCCGAGTTCAGGTCCTGGATGACCGAGGTTCCGGTCGAGGGATTCCTCTGCATCCCTGCGGGGTCTCCGTAATCGGCACGAGTCATGGTGCCGTGCGGGAAGTGCTCCGCGAGGTAGGTGTGGTACGCCTCGGCCCACTGTTTGGCGGGCCAGTCCTTGGCTTCGACGACCCCGATGATGTGGAGCCAGGGGAGCTTGACGGCCTTCATGCCCGGAGGCGGGTCGGTCAGCTTCCACTCCACCTGCGCGAAGATGCAGACGCCGGGGTCTCCGATGCCGAAGTCCCAGAAGGTGTAGAGGGGCAGGTCGGGCCGGTAGTTCAGGTCGACGAGGCCTTCTCGGGGGTCCCAGTCCGGGAACACACCGCCTTGGACGATGCCGACGAACTTGCCCAGCACCTCCTGCTCGTAGAACCTGCCACTGTAGGACTGCTCCATCATCTGGAGGTAGTCCTCGTCGAGGTAGAGGTTCTCGCGCATCGGCGCGTTGTACCACTCTGCCTCAGGGTACTCGGTCTGGTGAACGTCGCCATCCGGGTGGAAGACCTGGTACATCCAGTCGAACCCGTTAGGCGTGCTTGCGACCCAGGCACCGCGCTGGTACCCAGGCTGCCGGAGGCGTCCGGTGATGAGCTTCCAGTCGTTGAGGGCTACGTTCCGTCCCTCGTCGATGAACGCCCAGGTGTACTCCGGGCCTCGGATGATGTTGTCGGGGCGGTCCAGCGAGCGGAGGCGGATGATGGCCCCGTTCTTCAGGGTCAGCTCCTTCTCCGACTTCTTGTAGTCACGCTCCCACTCCGCGAGGTTCGTGAGGTACATGACCTCCTGGAGCTTCGGGATGATGATGTCCCGGAGAGCGGGGTAGCTGACCGCCGCGATGATGCCGTGCGGGGAGTGGAACACACCGGAGGGCTTGGGTTGGAGTGCGTACTTCAGCCCCTTGGCTATCCCTGCCCACGTCTTCCCACTTCCCAGCCCGCCGATGTAGGCGGAGAACTTCGCCTCACTGCGGACGAAGTCCGCCTGGGCGCCGGGGTTGAGCTTCAGTCTACTAGGCATGTTAGCGGAGCAGGAGGGTCAGCCCGATGGCGATTTGCACGCACCCCACGACCATCAGGCAGAAGCCGATGAACCGCAAGGTCGGGTCTGGGTTCACCCTCACTGCTCCTCCTCCTCCTTGGTAAACGTCAAATCGTAAAGATGGTCGAGGCGCTTCAGCGCGTCGCGGAGCGCAAGCGCGTTGCGACTGTCGTAGACGCACCTGACCTGTTCAGTCCCCAACACGGCTGTCAGTGCCGTGATGCACCAGTCGAGCAGCTCCTGCGTTAGCTTCTGCGGTCGCAGGACCGGGGCTTCCAGCAGCGGGTGTAGGGCCGGTGTTTCCTCCTTGCTCTTGCCTAAGAGCGGCACCGGGCCTCCTGCTGTCTACTCGAATAGGGCGTTCCCGTCATCAGGGACGACGGGGGTCTCTGGGTCCTCCGGGGGCGACTTCGCGGTCGTTGGGCGACCGAGGCGCCACTCCATGAGGCGGGTCAGTGCGGTGACGCGGGTCTCCAGCTTCAGGTCCTCGAAGTCCCCGCTACCGAGCGCCGCGTCGATGAGTTCCCTGGTCAGTTGCCCAAGGTTCCGACCGATGGCGTCGAACGCGCGTTCCTCCGGGGTCATCGCGGCCTGGCGGCGCCGCGTTTCCGCGCCTGCTCTACCAGCGGCAGCAGCGAACTCTGGGTCCGAGAACGGAAGTTTCCGTGCCTGGGGCTCGTCTGCAACTTCAGGACGGGCCTCTTCTTCTTCTACAAGCACAGTTCCTCCCGTTGGTAGCACGCTGTTTGCCATCGTAGTAGTGAGAAGTGAAGAGCATCCTGAAGTGGCAGGAAGTGCTATTCATGGTAAGAGCACTTCTGGCACTACATCGGGTCTCGCTTCGCTCAACCCGTTCTTGCCCTTCACTAATACAGACGGTGTCAACGCCTATATACAGATGCCCTGGTCAGAGCGTTTTTATGGGTTGAATGGCCGTTCAACTTGGGGCGTGTTCCCCGTCGCTGAGAGCCCCCCTAGAGTGGCAAGAAGTGCTACCACTGATGGTAAATACCATCTGGCTACCTGTGGGCAACTTTCGACCTAAGTCGATGGACCAGGGTGGGCAGTCCGTCCCGCCTAAGGCCGTTGCCCTTGACATCTGCAAACGCCGTGAACCATCGCATGCGACCTACGACGCAGGCACTACGCCCAAGGACCTAGGAGCTGGGTCCGAAAGGCGGATGTGCCGCCATTCGGCCTATGGTATCCTGTCCTTGGTCGGGGGAGGAGACACCGACCGGAAGGCGAGGGACGATGGATACGCTAGTCGCCCTAAGCCTCCTGCCAGACGCGATGCTGAACGCTCGCACGCGGCGCGACTATCTCGCGCTGGAGCGTGCCGACCGCGCTGAGACTGCTAAGTCTCGACGCGCCGGACA